TTTTAAAAACAGATTTTTAAATTTAAAAGTAACTCCAATTACAAGTGCGGATAAACCGCCAACTCTCCCTATTAATATAACACGCTACAAAAAAGGTGCATACACACTTTTATTAAAACAAAGAGCAGAAGCTGTTAGAGAAAAAGTAGCAAGTGCTGACCCTACAACACAAGAGCAAATTATTGATGATGCAATTATTTTAGGTGACAACCCAGAGCAATTACGTAGAGAAGTTAAGAAAATGGTTAAAGACCCTAAATTACAAAAACAAGCAGCTTATATAGTTGCTAATGGAGATTTACTTGCAAGAGATGCAGCTGAAATTGTAGCATTAACAAATGAATATTCAAGAATAGATTTAACTTCTAAAAGACGTAAAGAGCTTGAAGCACAAATAGATGATATGATTGAAGCTCTTGACGAAACACTTACAAATCAATCTAATTTATCTACATACGCTGCTAGAGGAACTTTTGCTGGTAACATTGTAAAAGATATGAAAAGAGCAGCAGAATTAATTGTTAATCCTGAAGACCCTAAAATGAAACAATTAAAAGAAGGAGACAAAGCAAAATTTTATGAAGCTCTTAGTAAATTAGATGATAACGAACAAGTTATATTAGCTTTACAAAATGCTAGAAAAGCAAATAAATGGGATTTAGCAGCAGAATATGTAAATAATAATTTATTGTCTTCCCCTGATACACACATATTAAACATGATTTCAGGACTTGTTCAAACTCAGTGGAAACCATTTGTTATGTTATTGAGAGCTGCTAATATGGCAAGAGCTGATAAACAAAGAGCAATTGAAATTGCTAGAGAAGCTTTTCAAACTTATGTATATCAATATGTTTACATGGGTCATGCTTTGAAAGCAGCTGGTAAAACATTTATAAAAGGAAGAGCTACTTTAGATAGTGGACAAATGAAATTTGATAGTAACATCAGACAAGGACAATTACAAAGATGGATTAGTGAAACTGCTAAATTATTAACAGAACCATTAGCGGATGTGTCTGCAAGAATTTCAAATGATGCTATAGGAAGTGCTGTTGGAAAAGTTGCTCAAGCTCCTTTTGAAGCAGTTGGATTAGTCACAACTATTCCAATGAGAATACTTTCAGCTGGTGATGAATTTCTTAAAACAATGACATTTAAAGCTAGATTAGCTTCTATTATTAATACTGAAATAATGAGACAAAACCCTGATTATGGTATATTTTTAAAAGGAAAAGCATTTTCACAAGATTATAAAGCAAAATTTAAAGAAATTGAAAAAAGATATGTTAATGAAAAAGGTGTTGCTAATGCTATTGGGACAACTGTAGGAGAACAACTTAATTCACCATTACAATATTCAAGAGAAATATCTTACACACAATCTGCTTATTCTACAAATCCTGTTACAAATATAGAAGAAGGCGGTATTACTGGTGATATTTTAAAAGCAACACAACAACCTAATTGGAAATGGACAAGAGCATTTGGTTTACATTTTATAAATACACCTTCTAATTTGTTAAGGTGGAATTTTCAACATCTTCCTTTACTTGGTAGATATCAATTTCAAATGAGACACATGTTAGCTGAGGAAGGTGGAGAAGCTGCAAATACAAAAGTTAAACAAATTACAAGAGGTGTTAGAAATTTATTTGGTAATGTTAAATATGTAAATCCTGAAGCAGCAGCTGAAGCTAATGCAAGAATACAAGCTGGTTATTTAATTATGAGTACAGCTGTAGGTGCTGTTATGGCTGGTAAATTTACAGGCGGTGGCTCTAAAGATTGGAGAGAAAATCAACAAAAACAAGAATTAACTGGATGGCAACCTTATTCTTATGTTACTGATGATGGTAGATACATTTCTTTAAATAGACTTGACCCATTATTTACACCATTTTTTATTATAGCTGATATAAAAGAAACATTAGATAAAGTATTAAATTTTAATGAAGACCTTCCACCAAAATTAGAATCTATGGCAACTGAACTAGCTGTTGGTCTTGCTTTATCTTTAACAAGAAATTTAACTTCTAAATTTTATACTAAAAATATTGTCGATACAATTGCATCATTTCAAAATGGTGGCGATTTAATGGCTAGAAAACCAGAACAAAAAATAGAAGCTACATTGTCAAGAGCTGCTATGAAATTACTACCATTATCAGGTGGTGTTAGATACGTAGATAGAGTTTCTGATGAATGGGAAAAAGATTTATGGTCATTATCAGATAGAATGTCAACTTATTTTGCTGATAATCCAATGGAAAAACCAATGCCAAAAAGAAATATATTAGGTCAAAAAATTCAACGTAAAAATGGATGGCTTTTTGGATTAGGTGGTGAAACTGGTTTATGGTCTTCTCCTTTTGCAATGACTGAATGGAAAAAAAATGAAACAGCAAATTTCTTTATTGATAGAAAAATAACTTATAGACCACCTTCTTCTATGGATAAATACGCTCCTGACTTAGATTTAAGAGCTATTAGAAATGCAAATGGACAAACAGCATATGACAGATGGCTTGAAATTAAATCTGAATTAAAATTAACTGATAGAGGTTTAGTAAGTAAAAATGGCACTTATAATCTACAAGAATATATTGAAAAAATTATATCTGATAAAAAAAGTAGTTTATATTTAGAGCCTTCTGGTTTAGTCAATGGTAAGGACAAACAACAACAATTTATATTACAAAGAGTATATGCTGTTGAAAATGTCGCTTATTGGGAAATGGTTAAAGAATTTCCTCAAATTACTGAAGAAGTAAATAAAAGTAATTTTGCTTCAAGAGAAGCTTATAGACAAGCAAAAGAAACTAGAAATGTTTATATACAACAAGAAAATACCCTTCAAAAACTAGAAGAATACGGTAAATAGATAAAGTACCCCTTTTAGAAGAGATAAACATAAATATAGGATATAATGGCTAATTCATTTGTAAGATATACTGGAAACGGTACTACTACAGCATACGCTATTCCTTTTAGTTACCGTAGTGTTGACGATTTGTCAGCTACAGTTAACGGTGTAGTTGTAACAGCATATACTTTAGATGGTGCTGGAACAACACTTACGTTTACTACAGCTCCTGCGGCATCTTCAGCAATTGAGATAAGACGTACTACAAGTCAAACAACTAAATTAGTTGATTATGTCTCTGGTTCAGTATTAACTGAGAATGATTTAGATACAGATTCTGACCAAGCATTTTACATGGCTCAAGAGGCCATTGATAAAGCTGGTGACGTTATTACATTGGATGGAGCAGATTTCCAATGGGATGTACAAAGTAAAAGATTAAAAAATGTTGCAGCTCCAACAGCTGATACAGATGCTGTTAACAAAGCATTTATATCTACCAATTTACCTAACATTAACACAGTAGCTGGTATTGCAGCTAATGTGACTACTGTTGCTGGTATATCTGGTAACGTAACTACAGTCGCAACTAATGATGCTAACATAACTACAGTTGCTACAAACATAGCTTCAGTAAACACTGTTGCAACAGACATTGCAAAAGTTATAGCAGTAGCAGATGATTTAGCAGAAGCAGTTTCAGAAGTAGAAACAGTTGCAAATGATTTAAATGAAGCAACATCAGAAATAGAAGTTGTTGCTAATAGTATTACTAATGTAGATACAGTTGGAACTAACATAGCTGATGTAAACACTGTAGCAGGAATTTCTGGTAATGTTACAACTGTAGCAGGTATCTCAAGTGATGTTACTGGTGTTGCAGGTATTTCTACAGCAGTTACTAATGTTAACTCAAATAGCACAAACATAAACGCAGTTAATGCTAATTCAGCTAACATCAATACAGTTGCAGGTATAAATGCAGATGTAACTTCTGTTGCAGGAATATCAGCAGCAGTATCAGCAGTAAATTCTAATTCAACAAATATTAATGCTGTTAATGCTAATAGTTCAAATATAAATACAGTCGCAACTAATAATGCAAATATCAATACAGTTGCAGCCAATAATGCAAATATTACAACAGTTGCAGGTATATCAGCTAACGTAACAACAGTTGCGGGCATATCTGCTGATGTCACTGCGGTAGCAGGTGATGCAACAGATATTGGAACAGTTGCGGCAGACTTATCTGGTTCAAATAATATTGGTACAGTTGCAGGTTCAATTGCTAATGTAAATAGCGTTGGTGGTTCTATTGCTAGTGTTAATACAGTCGCAACTAACATAGCTGATGTAAATAGTTTTGCTAACACTTATCGTATTGCAGCTTCTGCTCCTACTACTTCTTTAGATGTTGGAGATTTATATTTTGATACAACTGCTAATGAATTAAAAGTTTATAAAGCTAGTGGTTGGTCAGCCGCAGGTTCTACTGTTAATGGTACTTCAGCTAGATTTACTTATACGATTTCAGGCACACCAAGTTCAGTTAGTGGTTCAGATGATAATGGAAACACACTTGCTTATGATTCTGGGTTTGCTGATGTTTATGT